AAGAACATGATAGTATTGAGGCAAAACTGTGTATAGCTCACTAAATATTTACAATCAGCCCATAACACAAGCTGCCACCACAGTTGCAAGCCCTAATGCAGCCTATCAGCGTATGGCTCAGTTTTGGGATTTGATAACAGATTTGAAGGAAGGAACATACAAGATAAGGAGTGAACATAGAAAATACTTGCCTCAGGAGAGCAGGGAAACTGATGACTCATATGACGTTCGGCTTTCAAGATCAACAGTAGTGCCATATTTGCAGCGTATTGAAAAGATGCTCTCAGGTATGCTGGTCAGGAAACCAGTAAGACTTGATGATGTATCTGACTTGGTTAGAGAACAGTTGTTTGATGTGGACCTTGAGGGTAATGATCTTAATGTATGGCTTTACAACGTGGCAAGACAGGCCATAAGTTTCGGCCATGTTGGAGTATTAGTAGATGCACCTAAGGAAGGGGACAAGACTAGGCCATACTGGGTGACGTACACACCAAAAGATATTCTAGGATTTAGGTCTGAGATCATAGATGGTGTAAGGCAACTCACACAGTTGCGTTTACTGGAACAGGTTGTTGAACCAGATGGAAAGTATGGTGACAAGATTATTAAACAGATCAGGGTGTTGGAAAGAGGCAGATATGAGATTCACAGGAAAGATGAAAAGAAAGGTGAATATAAATTATTTGATGAAGGTGAAATGAGCCTTAAGGATAAGATTCCGTTTGCTATTGCCTACTCAAATAGAGTTGGCTACTACGAAAGCCGTAGTCCTTTGTATGACATTGCAGAACTTAACCTCAAGCATTATCAGATACAGTCTGACTTGGACAACATCTTGCATATCAGTTCTGTTCCTATGCTTGCTGTCTTTGGGTATCCAAATGCAGATGAGATAACAACAGGCCCTAATGAAGCACTATCATTGCCACCAGAATCTAGAATGGAATACATTTCTCCATCAGGAGACAGCTATGACAGCCAGTTCACAAGATTGAAGGATATTGCAGATCAAATCAATACATTGTCACTAGCCGCAGTACTTGGACAGAAGTTAGTAGGAGAGTCAGCAGAGGCCAAAAGAATTGATAGGTCACAGAATGACAGCACAATGATGGTGATTGCACAGCAGATGCAAGACTTGATTGATAACTGTTTGAAGTTTCATAGCGAATATCTAAACGAACCTAATGCTGGCAGTAGCTTTGTGAATAGAGACTTTGTATCTACCAGACTAGAACCACAGGAGATAACAGCTTTACTAACATTATTTACTGCTGGAACTATCACACAGGAAACATTGCTCAAGCAATTATCAACAGGTGAGGTACTTGGTGATGACTTTGATGTTGAAGAGGAAATTGAAGGTACACAACAGGGAGGTCTTACAGAAGTAGAGCCACCAGAAGAACCTGATGTAGAGCCAGAGGAGGAACTAGAGGAAGAATGATAAATGGATATTCCAGAGGTATTTTTTAGGGAAACTATTGATTTAAATAGGTATAGTAATTCAGTTGCAAAGAAATATGCTGTCACTTACAACGAAATAATTTTAAATGCAGCAAGACAATTAAGACAAATAAATCTGAGACAACAAGCGGCTGCTGAAGGTGTAATTATTGCACCTCAGACAAGAAAAAGACTAAGAGCTATCATAAAACAATCAAAAGATAGTCTTGCAACATGGTCAACTAAATCTGCAAGAGATTTTAAAAAAGAGCTTCAAGGGGTAACGGTATTACAAAAAGATTTTATTGAAAATGAATTGAAAAAAGTTACAGCATCTGGTGATGTGCCTATTAACAGCGTTGCGATAAGTCCTAAATATGCAGAGTCAGTAATTATGACTGACCCATCAAAAGTAAATATTTTTACAAGTAAAGCATTTACAGAAGATAATTTTGTTAACTTTGGTTCTGGTAAATTCAGTCTTACTGCTACTCAAGGGGCTGCAATTAGGCTGCCAAATGGCACAACAGTAAGCAAAGCGTTTAGGGGTTTAGCAGAATCTTCAGCAGAGAGATTAGATTTAGCTGTCAGATCAGGAGTGTTTGCTGGTGAGTCACTAGACCAGATTACTAGGAGACTTGTTGGTAGGCTTGAGTTTGCAGACTTTGGCCCTTTATCTGTCAAGCAGTTGGCTTTAGCTGGAGGAGAACTTACAAAAGTAGCTAACAATCAGATTTCAACTATTGTCAGGACATCTGTTAATCAAGTTACAAATCAGGCATCACAGGCTGTTTATGCAGCAAACAAAAAGGTTGCACCAAAATATGAATATGTTGCAACGCTAGACTCAAGAACAAGTCCGATATGTCGAAGATTAGATGGTCAAATATTTGAATATAACAAAGGCCCTACACCACCTCAACATTTTAATTGTCGATCAACTACTGTCCCTATTGTTGACTTTGATGGTCTGCAAAAGAAATATCCAAGCCTTGAAAAACCACCAGCGACAAAACTTGATACCAGACCAAGTATTACAGGCAGAGTTCCACAAGGTACAACATATGGAAACTGGTTACTTAATCAAGATAGAAAGTTGCAAGTAAAAACTTTAGGAAGTGAAGGAAAAGTAAGAATATTTAAAAGATTGGCAAAAAAAGAAGGATCTGGACAAGCAGCCTTACGAAAAATGATTAGAAATGATGGTAGCGAAGTTTCTCTAAAAAGGTTACAAGAGTTATATACATAAAAACTATGCCACTAAAAAAAGGAAAGTCTGAATCTGTTATCTCTAGCAATATTCGTTTGTTGATGAGAGAGGGTCGAACATTGAAGCAAGCACAGGCCATTGCACTATCTACTGCTGGCAAAAAAAGGACAGCTAAAAAACGCAAAAGGAAGTAATATAAAGACAGCTACTTTTATTGTCATGCCTTCACACTACGGATCAATGAAGCCCAAAGGAACAAAGAAGAAAAAGAAAGGAGGCAAAAAGTAATGGGATATATTTTCAAAGTACAGGGCGAAGAAACAAAAAAGCCCAAAGAAACTAAAACCACTGCTAAGAAGAAAACTAAAAAGTGACAAGAAAATTTAGGCGAGTTCCAAAAGACAAAAAGACAGGTGTTCCTAAAAAATATCTGTCTGGTGCTATGAACAAGTTAGCGAAAGCTGCTGAAATCAAAAGAACTGCTGAAGCCTATCGAAAAGGAGAATTTATTGATATAAAGGCTGTATCTAAATCACGCACAGAACAAAATGTCTCAGGCAAGAAGAAGAAAACCACTAAGCGAAAGCGTAAAAGCTAGCCTCAAAAAAAAGGCTGAAGGCACACGTTTTTTTTATGGCGAACTTGCAGAAGTTTACCGAAAAGGTCAAGGAGCTTATCTTTCTGCTGGTTCAAGAAATGTTCCAATGGCGGCGTGGGCTATGGGAAGGGTAAATAGTTATATGACAGGAAAAGGTGGAGCAAGAACAGCAGACGCTAAAATTTATTCAAAATATCAAAAGAAAAGGTAATGGCTCCACTTACTAAAAAACAAAAAGAAATATTAAAAGCTCATTCAGTACATCATACAAAAAGGCACATGAATTATATGGTGAGAAAAATGCGTGAAGGTATGAGCTTTGCAAGGGCGCACAGAATGGCACAGGAGAAAATAGGCAAATGACATTAAGTAAAAAAGAAAAGATTGATCGTAAGTTAAAAAAGTATGGCTTAACAGAAGTTAACAAAGCAAAGAAAACCCCATCACACCCAACAAAGTCTCATGTTGTCCTTGCAAAAGAAGGGGACAAAGTTAAATTAATTAGATTTGGAGCGCAGGGCGCAGATACAAAGCCACCAAGAAAGGGCGAAAGCATGGCAGATAAGGCAAAACGCAAGAGTTTTAAGGCTAG